AGTTCCTGGAGCCAAACCAGAAGCCAATGATGCCGCCCAGCATCGCCATTTCATCGTCAGAAAAAATGACTGTGGTGATGCTGACCAAGTCTTCGATGCTGCTAACTAGGCCAGGATGCATGAATACATACGCGGTCAGAGCGACGTTGATTGCAATCAGTTCAATGATCAGCAGGTACGTCACTGTCGGGCGCACGGTGCCGACGTAATTGGCGACCCAGCGCGACGCCTTCTCGAGCACCTTCTTGTCGTGGTCAAGCGCGGCGACCGTCATCTTTGCATCGGTCTGCATCGCAACCTGATCCGTGCGGATCTCTTCCATTCGCGCTTGGGCCGCGAACCCCTTGGCCGCAAGCTCAAGCTCGCGCTCAGTCTGAATGCGCGCAAGGTCAAGCTCATGCCGCTTGTCCTGCTTGTCTTGGAAGAAGTCAAGGAGCTTTGGCAGTCCGGACACAAGCAGGCCGCCCAAGGTTGAAATCAATGACAGCATCAGACTCTCCCCAACAAACGGACGCTAATCCAGGTAATGACTGCCGCGATTGCCGTGACAAGGATAGAAATCAGCGTGTACTGCGCGAACGTCTGAATCACTTTGATCCGCTCAATCCGCGCCTGAATCTCTGCCCGCTTGCGCGCCTCGCGTTCGCGTGCGGCCCGCGCCTGGAATTGCAGCCAGTCATCCCACATCCCTGGCCGGCCGGCGTAGATCATCTCTTCGCGTAAGCGTTCTTCTTGCTGACGCAAAGTCTCAAGGGCCATGAACTCTTCAAGTTCAGACTTGTTGCCCTTGCTGTTGCTCTTGCGTTGCAGCGCAGCCTTGGCATCAAAGTAATCAAAGACCGCTTTCCCGGCAGAGACAATCTCCCCAGAGTGGGAGATCGCCTCGCGGATGACATTAAAAGCGGCGTTTGCCGCCGCAAGTTCCACGAGCATGATCAGAGTTTCAGCACCAGGCCAAGCAGCAGAATGAACACCGCGCCGAATGAGCCGATCAGGATGTGCTCAAGGCGTTTGAGCCTGGCATTGATCCCCGCGTATCGCTCCGCGCAGACCGCTTCATGAACAGACAGTCGAGTTTCCACATCGCGCTCCACGATTCATCCTCAAGGCGCATCAGGCCACGTTACGTTCCAAGGGAAACCAGCTTGCGTAGTGATGTCTCGCAAGGCTTGCCGGTAGTCCATCCAGACTTTTGGCAACTGGATACCAAACCCGTCCATCGACGCATCAATCGCTTTGATGGTGACCCAGTCGCACTCGGCCAACTTTTGGTCTCTAGTAGCACGAACTGCCTTGGCTTGCTCCGCGTCTTTCCCCGCTTTGTAAGCGGCCTCTTGCTCGGCAGCGGTCATCGCCGGTTGGTCACCCTCGGCAGGACGGTCAGTAAAGATCGGTCCGAGAATGTGCTTGGTGTACCACTTACCGCCGATCTGCTCGACGCCTTGACGCTGGCTGAACTGGTACTGATCGCCACCGGACGCCTGCGGCCCCTCGAACACAACATCAGCGCCGAGTTCGTTGAGCAGGGCTTCCGACAGTTGGGGCAGGCTGCTGCCTTTGTGCATCGAGCGAAATTGGCTTTCGGTCACCACTTCGCCAGTCTGTCTGATTCTGATTTCCATGATGATCCTCAAGCTATAGCCAAAAACACGAAGGAGCCGCCATTGGCGTTAATCGCCGCAGGAGCGGTGCTGCTGATCTCGAACCCTGCGGAATATGTATCGACGTAATCTGTGCCGGTAACTTCCGCAGCGGTGCTGTTCAATAACAGATAGGGGTCATTGCCAGCCACGATGCCTCGTGCTGTATCCCAAACGTACCAGTCACCTGTGCTGTCGGTGCGTTTGATTAGGACGAACCTCGCTCCGCTGGTGAATCCGCAGTTAACTTGTAGCGTTGTGCCTGTGCCTGTATATGAGCCGACTTTGCTGATGCCGGGGAGGGTGGCAAAGAGGTAGGCGACATAGGTTGAGCCAGACCCATTGAACGCGGTTGATGTTGTGCCGATTTGAAAGTAGGTTGATGTTGGATTTGTATTATTCCAATGAGTTTGCCCAGTAGAAAACGCACTTGTGGAATTTAATACGCCAGACCCATCATTACCCCACGGCGCTGCATACATATACCAACCACCAGTACCTCCTGTTCTTCGCTTGACCAAAACAATTTCAGGAGGCACACCTAAATTATGATTGACAGTTAAAGGAGTAGAACCTGTGCCGGTATAGCAAACCACATCAAAGAAGCCGGGGGCGCGGCGGAAGTTCCAATAGACAGAGTTACCACCGCCAAGCCCAGATGAAATCTCAAATCCTGTGTTATCCCAATATCTAGTATATGCGGCTAACGCCTCTACTCCTGTGGATGATGTAATCAAATAAGGCATCGTGGTGTTGACGGGTGATGTATTTACTCCTGTCAATCTAGTCATTACCTTTGAGTTGTTTGGCGTTGATGCTGTTCTATATCCATGAATTTGTAAATCAAGAGGAAAATCTGTTGTTATTTTTGTATTTCCGCTTGCCGTTGTTGCAACAGGACTAAACACCTCAGTCCCACTCTCCGGCGGCTTCATCGGGCGGCGGATGGCGATGTAGATGTGAGTATTAGACGCCCCCCAGACGCCATCACCTGAAGCAAAACCTGTCGAGCTTGGCGTCACCCACGAAGCGGACTGCTCTGCGCCTGAAGTATTTGCCACCAAATAAGCATCGGGTTGCCCGGTGACAGTAAAACCTCTCATTGAATCATAAATGTACCAAGATTCAGGAGCGTTTGTTTGTTTAATAATTATCCATTGTGGCTCGTAGCCTAAATTAACGGAGAAGTTACCGCTACCATCAGTAGTGAAGCTCCCACACGAAATCACATTCTCGCTGCCGCCCGCACCAAAACCTCCGGCATCGTGGGCGAATAAATAGGCGACGTAGGTCTGACCTGAGCCATTTACAACGTCAGATGAATCTAATGTAAAATTAGTATCTGTTGGTAACGTATTGTTCCAAACAACACTAGATACTTGTGCACTTGTGCTATTTAATAATGTTAAATAGTCTTGTGGATTTGTGCCCCCATTTGTACCACGATGATAAACAATCCAATTTCTTGACAAAGATGTACATTTAACAATAATGCACCCCGGCACAGACCCAAGGTTATGCGCCACCGTCCTGCCAGCAACCCCATCCCCCGTATACGTCACCACATCAAAAAACTTCGGAGCCTTGCGGAAGGTCCATGAGGCGTAGGTGTTGCCAGACTGATTCATCTCCTGAAAGTTGTTGTTGAATGAAACACCGTTATTGTTAAACGCCAGTCCAGATGTGGTAACAGTTTGCTCTGCGCCAGTAGACGGGAGCGCATTCCATTTTGTCGCGCCCCTGACGGTGTCGGTTAAGTAATGAAAATCCGCAATATTGCGAACCTTAAACCAATACATCCCACCCTCACCCGCCAGATCAATCCCGTTGGTGATGGTCTGGGTGCTGCCGTTGCCGGTGTAAAGGTAACTGGAGAATACCGAGTCAACGAAAAGAGCCTCTCCCGCGTTACCTGCCGCCGCTTGAAGTGCTTTACTTAGCATGACTTAGCTCTCCATCCCGGCGTAAATGCCTTTTCTGTGCTGTAACCGTAGACATTCAGCCTTGCCCAAACGGTTCCGACTTTCAACCCTAGTTCATCGCACCACTGCGCCAACGTCTTACGTTTGCCGTTGAAGTCAATCCACTGATTGCTTCTTCTGTTATTTGCCTGATCTTTTGCGCTTGCCCACTTCACATTTTCCGGCGAGTAAGGGCCATCGTTATCCATGCGTTCAAGGCTCATGCCTTTGGGTTTGTCGCCCATGTCTGCATAGAAATTCTCAAAGTCATTCCAGCGGTCGCAAACAACAATTCCACGCCCACCATATCGAGAATAAGCATGGCTGGTTGGCAAATAACAGCGATCCATCATTGACCGCCAGAGGCGGTAAACAGGTTCACGCGACTTTCCGTGTGATTTGTTGATGCGGGCAGTTGCTTCTCTATGCAAGCACCCGCAGGATTGTGTTTGCCCATACCTCAGCAAAAAACCGATCACCTCAGTGTCATTGCCGCAATCGCACACACAACGCCACATCCGTTGATTGTGTTTGTTGTGACCAGCCATTTCGATCACGGACAGCCGCCCGTAACGATTTCCGGTCATGTCGATGGGCTTACCCATTACGCGCCGCTCCCGACGTATGCGCCATACAGCGTCGTAGAAATCTTCCAGAACACCAGCGTGTCATTCGCGGTCAAAGTCGGCGCGGTGTTGCCTGCACTTGTGACCCAGTTTGTTGTCGGCCAGTTGATCGTATAGCTGGCCCCGTTGGTCAGACGCAGCACGATGCTCTGGCCTGCACTGAGCGAGTCGGTGAATGTCACGGTCGCAGAGGCAGCACAGGTTTGGATTGTCCCGTTGGCAGGATTCAGTGCAATCGTGCCGCTGGTGCCGAGAGCGTAAACCTCTTCGGTGTAGCTGCCATCAAAGACAATGTTGGTGACTGTCTTGTTGGTCAGGGTCTGCGTGTCTGTCGTCCCAACAACCGTACCAGTCGGCGCAGTCTTGCCGCTCCAGGTTGTCAGGTTGGCGTCATAACCCTGCACGCTCACGCCAATGTCGCCAGTCACCAAAGTGCCTGGGAACGTCTGACCACCAGCAAAGGTGATCGCCCCAGTCATCGTGCCACCGGTCAGTGCCAGATACCCAGCAGCAGGCAGGTACGCCGCAACCCACGCGCTGCCGTTGTAGACGCGCATCTCTCCGACTGTGCTGTTCCAATACAAAGCACCAGTCAGCAACGCATTTCCATCGTTATCGACAGACGGATCAGCAGACTTTGAGCCAAGGTAACGGTCGTCAAAGGAGTCATACGACGCGGCTGCATCGGCCGCGGATGACGCGGCAGACGACGCACTACTTGAGGCAGCAGACGCAGAACTGGCCGCATTCGACGCGCTTGTCGCCGCCGCTGCTGCCGAGGCCGCTGCGGACGTCGTGCTGCCAAAAATCGTGTCGATGTAGTTCTTGGTCGCCGCGTCCTGAGCATTCGTCGGATCACCCATCCCGGTGATCTTGTTCGTGCCCATCGCCAACGCGCCCGACATCGTGCCGCCGGCCAGGTTCAGCTTGGCATTAAGGAACGAATCGGTCTGCGACTGCGTATATGCGTCGGAGATCCCAAAGCCTGCCAGCGTCGTTGGGTTTGTGCCGGCCGTGATCCGGCCCCACTGATCAACCGTGACCGACTTGTAGGTCGATGCCGTGACGCCAGTTGTTGCCAGGTCAATCTCATCAGCGCCCACGACAATGCGCGAACTTGAGG